CCCCTCCTGCATCGCCGCGCTACTAAAAATTTCTCCGGGGGGACTTTTTTGGGAGACAATCCACTTTCCCATGGGTCCCGCTCGGTAATAGTTTACAGGTTTTCTGTAAAGTGTTCATTAAGGCTACACTGGTTGGTATGTTTTTTTTCTACTAATTAGCTCCCAAAGCAACATAATCCACCTTTATTAGTCTCCTAGATTTGTAAGAAACCAAATCTCCTTTCGCATTTTTGGCATCCCTTCTAGTGTAGCCCTAATGAGCACTTTACGAAACTATATTCAAAGTCTATCAATAGTAACAGAAAGGAGGACTAATGATGGCTAAGACCAATTCGAAACTTACCGAGAGGAAGTCAAGACCAGCATTGACTCCTGAAGCGAGAGAGAACCAGATGATTGCTCTAGCAGTCGACCTTGCAGAACAACAACTCAGGGATGGTTCAGCGTCCTCGCAAGTTATTACTCACTATTTGAAACTAGCTTCGACTAAAGAACGGATAGAGAAAGAAATTCTTATGAAGCAGAAAGAACTCATCACAGCTAAAACAGAGTCTCTTAAATCTGCTAAGAAAGTTGAAGAGCTTTATGCTAGCGCGCTGGATGCTATGCGTGAATACGGTGGAGGTGGTCACTAGTGACTATTAGACGATATTCCGAGCTCATCAAACTACCGACTTTCGAAGAGCGTTTTCGATACCTCAAACTTAACGGTGTCGTAGCTCACTCTACATTCGGAGGAAATCGGTACCTAAACCAAGAGTTCTATAAATCTGCCAACTGGCTTGAAGTCAGAGACTACGTTATTGTTCGTGACAATGGATTCGACTTAGGTGTAGAGTTCGACGATTACCGGATTCCCGGAACTATAATCGTACACCACATGAACCCAATCACGATTGATGACATAGTCAACCAGACAGAATTTTTATTGAACCCAGACTACCTAATCTCTGTAAGTCTTAGAACCCACAATGGGATTCACTACGGAGATGAGAGTATTCTAAAACCAGCGTTCGTTGAGCGCAAACCATGGGACACATGTCCATGGAAACAACAAGGAGGAATGTAAATGGCAACAGTTTATGAAATGAATGCAAGTGCTGAGTACTTAGCAGACAATGGTATCGGAGCTGACCATGATGGTTACTTCGGTTCTCAATGCGTAGACTTAATCAACTACTTACTATACAAACACTTCGGTGTTGAACTAGGCGGTAATGCTATCGACCTATTAGATGCAGCTGCAAACGCTGGATTAAACGTAGTGTATGACGCTCCAGGACTTGCACCACAAGCAGGAGCATTTTTCGTAATGGAAACTTACGCACACCCTTATGGTCACACTGGTTATGTATACCAAGATTCAGACGGGTACACTATGAAGACTGTCGAGCAAAACGTCGACGGTAATGCTGATTCACTAGAAAACGGTGGACCTGCTCGTTACTGCACTCGTAACTTCCAAGAGTCTTGGGGTAAAGTCATTGGATGGTTCTATCCAAACTACGACGAGTCTACTCAAAATACACAAGTTCAAGAACAAGTGTCAGAAGCACCTGCTGAAGGTAAACTTAAAGACGAAGATGGAACTATGGCTGTTACAGTATCTGCTGTAAACGTACGTACAGCTCCATCGACATCAGCTGAAGTAGTTGCAGTGTATGACGAAGGGGAAGAATTCCGCTATGACTCAGTATATTCTGCTGAAGGGTACATCTGGGTATCATACATTGGGCAATCAGGTGAGCGTCGCTACGTAGCTGCCGGAGTTGCTAACTCTAGCGGTAATGCAAACGTAGAACCTTACGGAACTTTCTACTAGGATGTGATTAAGGATGGTAAATCAAAATACAAATAGCATTCTAGACTCAACCAAGAAACTATTAAGTATTCCGTTGGAGAGTGACTACTTTGACCACGACGTTTTAACGTACATCAACTCAGCATTCTCCACACTGAAACAACTCGGTGCTAAGATTCCATCCGATTTCTACGTATCAGATTCGACTTCTACTTGGGATGATATTGGGGGTAATCCTGACGTCATCCCTCACATTAGAAGTTATGTATACTTGAAAGTTAGGATGATATTCGACCCACCTACTGGTGGAGTTAAAGAAGCCTACGACAACCAAATCAAGGAACTCGAGTGGCGTATTAATTCCGAAGATGATATTCACAACAAAGGCGATAACCCTATATCTGGACCTAAATTAGTTGAAGGACCTCCAGGACCACAAGGACCTCAGGGTATTCCAGGAGAACGTGGACCTATGGGACCTCCAGGACCAGCCGGACTTAAAGGCGATAAAGGTAATGATGGTCGCGACGGACAAACTGGACCTATGGGACCTCAGGGACTACAAGGTATTCCAGGGGAACGTGGGCCTAAAGGCGAAGACGGATTATCTGGCGCTACTGGACCTCAAGGTCTACAAGGACCTCCAGGACCACAGGGTTTACAAGGACCTCCGGGACCGAAAGGTGACAACGGAGAGATGGGACCTACTGGACCTATGGGCATTCAAGGACCTCCAGGACCAGCCGGAGAAAACGGACAAACTGGACCTATGGGACCACAAGGATTACAAGGAGTTCCCGGTGAACGTGGACCTAAGGGTGAAGACGGACAGCCTGGACAAAAAGGTGACGTCGGACCAATGGGACCTCCAGGACCGAAAGGCGAAGACGGTTTAGCAGGACCACAAGGCCCTATTGGACCAGCCGGACCTCCGGGACCAAAAGGTGACCGAGGTGAAACTGGTGAGCGTGGACCTGCCGGATCTGATGGATTAAACGGCACAACTGGACCGCAAGGACCTATGGGACCTCCAGGACCTAAAGGAGCTGACGGTGTCGGTATTCCTCAGACACTATCTCTTAGCGGTAATACGCTAACACTATCTCATGGTGGTGGTACTGTAACTCTACCGGCGTCCAGTCAAAATGGACCAGCTACTCCAATTGCTTCATCTAGTGAACTTACTGGTACTGGTATGCCGAATGGTAAAGTCGAAGGTAAACTAGGTCAAACCTATGTTGATACAGCTAAGACAAACGGTGCACTTAAATGGATTAAACGCTCACCTTCTGGTAACCAAGGCTGGGTGGTATTAGATGGAGATACGGGTTGGAAGAACATAAACATACTATCTAAACTAGGCAATTCTTATTTACAAGTCCGAAGAGTTAATAATACAGTAACTTATCAATTCGGAGGATTACAATGGGGTTGGTTTGGTGTTGTAAGACGGGGTAACCCGGCGTTTATTGGACATCCAGGAAACCGTGAAAAGAAATGTTTCCTTATAGCAAACGGTGGTATACCTATGGGGTATAGATCTGCTAGTTCGATGATTGGTCAGATTTTCAACGACGATGGTATTCCATATGGAACGTGGTACCTAGGTGGTGTTACTGATGCAAATCACTTACGATTCCAATTCACAGACCCAGTACCAACCGATAGAGATATCGGAGATATCAGGGTCTCTAAAATATCTTACATTACGGATGACCCTTGGCCAACAAATTAAGGAGGTGACGATATTAAATGAACAGTAATGAATTAAAGCACTATGGTATCCTTGGGATGAAATGGGGACGTCGTAAAGGCAAATCTGTCGTTTCGTCACCAGGATCCAAACATCATGATTATTTGGAGGCTCATACTAAAGAGTCTTACAAATCTATGAGCACTAAGAAGCTTAAACAAATTAATGAGCGACTACAAGCTGAGAAGACTTACAAAGAACTTACTTCTAAACAGAAGAAGAAAGGTAAGAACTGGATTACCAACACACTTAAGAATGTGGGTAGTCAACAACTAGGTAACGCTCTTAACAAGTATGCTATTCCAGCAGCAGTCTCATTCGTAGCTGCCGCTTATGCAAATCGTGGTAGAGGACCGGTCAACGGACCAGCTCCTATCAAGAAAGCTCGTAGAGTTTACGATGCTATTTCTACAGCTAAGACTTTACGTCCAGGAAATTCTAACACAATTTATCTATAAAAGGTGGTAACAATACATGGTATTATCAAACACTGCTGTTCCAAAGTATTACGGGCAGTTTAGAGAGGCGGTTATGCGTGGCGATATCGCCGTTAACGAATTTATTTCGTTAGAGATGAACCGTATCGATGCTAACATAGCGAACCCCGGTATTTATTACGATGACGAAGCAGTTGAGGGTTTTATTAAGTATTGCGAAAACGAGTCGACCTTAACCGACGGTCGTGATTTGACCCTACTGGATTCGTTCAAACTTTGGGCGGAACAACTTTACGGTTGGTATTATTTCGAAGAACGAAGTGTATACGAACCAAATCCTGAAGGTCATGGTGGTAAATATGTCACCAAATCTTTCAAGAGAAGATTAATCAACCGTCAGTTTATTATTCTAGCTCGTGGTGGGGCAAAATCAATGTACGCCTCATTTGTACAGAGCTATCACTTAAATGTCGACACATCTACCACATTACAAGTAGCAACAGCTCCTACAATGCGTCAAGCTGAGGAGGTATTATCTCCGATTCGTACCGCTATCACTAGAGCGAAAGGACCTCTGTTCAAATTCTTGACAGAAGGTTCACTACAGAACACCACTGGGTCCAGAGCTAACCGTGTTAAGTTAGCATCAACTAAAAAAGGGATAGAGAACTTCTTAACTGGCTCAATGGTCGAAATTCGTCCAATGACCGTAGACAAACTACAAGGTCTTCGTAACAAGATTACAACAATCGACGAATGGCTCTCTGGCGATATTCGAGAAGACGTATTCGGAGCTATCGAGCAAGGGGCGTCTAAGATTCCAGACTACGTAATCGTAGCAATTAGTTCAGAAGGTACCGTTCGTAATGGTATCGGGGACTCAATCAAAATGGAATTACTAGACATCTTGCGTGGTGACTATGTTCAACCACACACATCTATCTGGTATTACAGACTGGATGATATCAACGAGGTAGCTCACCCTGAGATGTGGGTGAAAGCTAACCCGAATATTGGTAAGACTGTATCTTATGAAACCTACCACTTAGAAGTGGAGCGTATGGAGAAAGTTCCATCAAGTCGTAACGATATTCTTGCTAAACGTTTTGGTATCCCAATGGAAGGATACACATATTACTTTACTTATGAAGAAACTATTCCGCATAGACCTAGAGACTACTGGCAAATGCCGTGCTCTATGGGAGTCGACTTATCTCAAGGGGATGACTTCTGTTCATTCACTTTCTTATTCCCACTAAGTAACGGTGGGTTTGGGGTTAAGACTCGAAACTATATTTCTGAGTCAACACTCATGAAACTCCCATCAGCTATGCGAGAGAAGTATAACGAGTTCCTAAACGAAGGAACACTTATTGTTATGGATGGAACTATCTTAGATTTAGATGCTGTCTATGACGACTTAGACGCTCATATTATTGAGCGAGATTACGACGTCCGTTCGGTCGGTTATGACCCATACGGCGCTCGTGAATTTGTCAAACGTTGGGTTAGTGAGAACGGTCAGTTTGGTGTAGAGAAAGTTATTCAAGGGGCCAAAACAGAAAGTATCCCTCTTGGTGAACTTAAGAAACTAGCCGAAGACCGACTACTATATTTCGACGAACAAATGATGTCTTTCAACATGGGCAACTGTGTTATTCTACAAGACACAAACGGTAACAAGAAGTTATTCAAGAAGAGAAGGGACCAAAAGATTGACTCGGTAGCCTCAGCAATGGATGCTCTTGTTGCTTATAAACTAAACAAAGACGCATTCGAATAGGAGGTATATTATGTATAGAGATTATGATGAAGAACGTGATGATGAACTCTACCACTACGGTAAAACCGGCATGAAGTGGGGTCACCATATTTACGCTATGGCTAAAGCTACAGCTAAGAAAGCTGCTAGAAGCGCTAGTAAGAATTTAAAAGCCGGCGGTAAATTTCTTAAAGAAAACCCAGAGTTTGCTTACGGCGTAGCTGTACCAGCCGCTGCATTTGCCGGACGAGCTACATACCAAGCTATCAAGAAACATAATCGTAACAAACGTCAAGACAAACAAGAAAAAATGAAACGTACTCGTATTTACGACCGCTCTTCTGGTAACTACTGGCATCTTAAGAAAGAACTTACTAACAAACAATGGTTAGAAGTTAATAAACGTAAGAAAGCTGGAGAGAAGACTGGTGACATTCTTAAGAGTATGAAAGTTCTTAAGAAGTAGGTGAGCTCATGAAAAACGAATTGAAGCACTTCGGAGTTTTAGGAATGAAATGGGGAAAGCATAAAGCTAAACCACAGAAAAAATCAGACCCAGTTGAGATTAGTCTTTCTACTGACGGTCACGTTTATTTACACGATACTCCTGGTGTAGCTCTCCAAACCAATAGACCTTTACGAAGACGTGACTTAATACGAATTAATAAACTCCGAGACAAAGGCTTAAGTACTATGGAAGCTCTAGGTAAAACAGGACTTATGGAATCCATGCATTTCATTAATGGTAAGACTACTACTACCGAAAAACTTGACGCTTACCGAAAGTTTTCCAAAGTATCTAGAAAACAAGAGCATGTTGAAAGAACTAAGGTTTTTAGTGCTCTATCCGGGGCTTTTGGGGCATATACTGCGTTATCTATATTAGAGTCCAATATGAACGACGCTAAAACAGCCGCAGCAGCTGGCGTTGGAATAGCAGCAGTAGGTAGTGCCCTAGGTTACGCAGGTTCTAAAATCGCCCAAAAACGTAGACTGAAGATCGATAAGAACACTATTGATACGGTCGAACGTCGCTATAAACGAGGTGAGATTGACGATGTCGAATAGTTATGAAGAAGAGTTATATCACTACGGTAAGCTAGGAATGCATTGGGGCATTCGAAGGCGTGCTCAAAGGATCATTAAAGACGCTAAAGCTAACTTTAAAAAGCAAAAAACTTTAGCTAGAGAAGCTGCCGCCAATCGACTATACGGAGATGGTGAAGCTGCTCGAAACAAGCGAATCGTTAATCAATCACTTGGAAAATCATTAGTACAAACATTCCTAATGGGGTCTTATGGTGCTAAGAAGTATAACCAATACCGTGCAGAGGGATCCGGAAGAGTTGCGAGTGCTACTAAGGGTGTTCTATGGAACGCCGCCAACCAAGCTACTCTAGGCAGGGTATCGACAGTATCTGACCACGCGGCTAAATCTAAACGATATCATGATCGTCGAAAAGAGAAAGTAGCCAAAAGATTAGCTCGTAAAAAGTAAACCAGATAGGAGATTAAATCAAAATGGAAGAATCATTCGGAAGTAGATTAAAGCATGCGTGGAATACGCTGCTGAACAAAGACCCGACGATGGAATACCGAAACGATTTAGGTATCTCATATTCGTACCGTCCAGACAGACCACGATTAACTCGCGGTAATGAGCGTTCTATAGTCACAGCTATCTACAACAGAATTGCTCTGGATGTAGCATCTATCAAGATTAAACACGTTAGATTAGACGAGAACGAACGTTATGTCGACACTATGCCGTCTAAACTAAACCAGTGTTTCTCAGTGGAAGCCAACATCGACCAAACTGGACGTGCTCTAATGCAGGACGTTATCATGTCTATGCTTGACGAAGGTGTTGTGGCAGTAGTTCCAATCGATACTGATACGGATATTTACAAACCCGGAACTTTCGACATCGAGACTATGCGAACTGCTAAAATTCTAGAGTGGTACCCAAGACATGTTAAGTGTCGTATCTATAACGACCGAACCGGTAATCACGAAGAATTGACACTACCTAAGAGTTCTATTGCTATTATCGAAAATCCACTTTATGCAGTAATGAACGAACCTAACTCAACTCTTAAACGATTGATTAGAAAACTAAGTTTATTAGACGTCGTGGATGAACAAACTAGCTCTGGTAAATTAGATATGATTATCCAATTGCCTTACATTGTTAAGACCGAAGCTAGACGTAAGCAAGCAGAAGAACGTCGTAAATTAATCGAAGACCAGTTAGCTGGTTCTAGATACGGTATCGCGTATACCGACGGTACTGAGCGTATTACACAACTTAACCGCTCAGTCGAAAACAACCTCATGACTCAAATCGAATACTTGACTAAGATGTTATACAGCCAACTTGGGATTACCCAATCAGTTTTAGAAGGAACTGCAGATGAGAAGACTATGTTGAATTACTATACTCGTACAATCGAGCCTATTATCTCAGCAGTAGTCGACGAATTCAAACGTAAATTCTTGACTAAGACGGCTAGAACACAGCGTCAATCGATTGAGTTCTTCAGAGATCCGTTCAGACTTGTTCCTGTTTCTGAATTATCTAACATTGCTGATAAGTTTACTCGTAACGAAGTTATGTCTTCTAACGAAGTACGACAAATTGTTGGACTAAAACCGTCTAGCGACCCAGCAGCCGATGAATTACGTAACAAGAACTTAAATCCGACCGCTGGAGCTGGAATGCCGCCAGAAGATCAATACTATGACGAGGAGGGAAGTCAAAATGAAGTATGACTTTAGTGGATGGGCATCACGAAACGACTTAAAATGTTCGGATGGCCGTACCATTAGACGTGACGCTTTCAAGGACTGTAACGGTAAAAAAGTTCCTTTAGTGTGGATGCACAAACACGACGATGTCGAGAATGTGTTAGGACACGCATATTTGGAAAACCGTCCTGAAGGTGTTTACACTTACGCTGTATTTAACCAAAGTGCAGCCGGTCAGCGTGCGAAAGAAGCAGTTCGTCATGGAGATGTTACTGCGTTATCTATCTACGCTAACAAACTAAAACAAAACGGAGGCGACGTGTTACACGGCAATATCCGTGAAGTGAGCTTAGTATTAGCTGGAGCTAATCCGGGAGCTTATATCGAAAACGTAAGTCTCGCACACGGCTCTAATGCTGATGGCGAGTTCATTCTTTATACAGGAGATGATATTGTGATTAATGACAACAATCAAGAGTTCGAATTAATGCACGAAGATAAAGGTGGTAAAACTATCCAAGATATCTTCGATACATTAAATGAAGAACAACAAGAAGCAGTATATGCACTTATCGGTATGGCATTAGAAAACCAAGGTAAAGAAATGCAACATGCTGACGACGAAGATGGCGATTTAGAATACATCGAAGACGAAGTAGAGTTACCTGAAGACGCTTCAATCGAAGACGTATTAGACACTCTAACACCACAACAACAAGATGCAGTCTATGAACTAGTAGGCGAAGCAGTTCAAGGAGGAATTGAAGAAATGAAACACAACTTATTCGAAAACGACAACATGCAAGAGCAAAACGTATTATCTCACGATGATATGCAAGCAATCTTAGCCGACGGAAAACGCTACGGAAGCTTGAAAGAGTCATTCTTAGAGCACGGTGTAACACACATCGACTACTTATTCCCAGAAGCTAAAACATTAAACAATGTTCCAGATTTCATCTCTCGTGATATGGGATGGGTTAAACGCGTTATGGGTGGAGTTAAACGCTCACCATTCTCTCGTGTTAAATCTTTATTCGCGAACATTACTGAAGACGAAGCTCGTGCTCGCGGTTATATTAAAGGTAAACTTAAAAAAGAAGAAGTATTCACATTATTGAAACGTTCTACTTTACCAACAACAATCTATAAAAAGCAAAAAATTGATCGTGATGACATGATTGATATCACAGACTTCGACGTAGTAGCATGGATTAAAGGCGAAATGCGTTTAATGTTAGACGAGGAAATCGCTCGTGCTATCTTAGTTGGGGATGGACGTGAGTCTTCAAGTGACGACAAGATCAACGAACAAAATATTCGTCCAATCTGGAAAGATGAAGACTTGTATACTGTTAAATCATTAGTTTCTGTTACTGATCCTAAAGATGGAGCTAAAGTAGCTAAAGAATTTATCCGTGCTGCTATCAAATCTCGTAAAGACTACAAAGGTTCTGGTAACCCAGCGTTATACACAACTGAAGATGTGTTAACAGAAATGTTATTATTAGAAGACACTACTGGACGTACTATCTACGATTCAGAAGAAAAATTACGTACAACTTTACGTGTGTCTGAAATCATCACAGTTCCAGTTATGGAGAACCAAAAACGTCAAGACGGAGCTAAGAAGAAACAACTATTAGGTATCATCACTAACATCGGTGACTACAACGTAGGTGCTGACAAAGGTGGAGCTGTAAACTTATTCGATGACTTCGATATCGACTACAATGCTCAAAAATACCTAATCGAAACTCGTTGCTCTGGTGCGTTAGTTAAACCATATTCAGCTATCGCTTTAGAAATTGAAGTGAATGAATAATCATGAGTAAATTTCACGGTATTCTAGGATTCAGCACGACTCAGGAAGTTGAACCAGGCGTTTATGAAGACGTTATTACCGAGAAAACTTACAGCGGATATTTGATTAAGAACTACCGACAACACGATAATTCAGGCGCTGTTATCGATAATGTTAATATCAGTAACGAAATCAGTGTTACAATGGATCCTAACTTATTTGAAAACATGTTTGCGTTAACTTATGTCAAGTTCTTATTACCAGCTCTCGGCGGATATTGGAAAGTCAAGTCCGTCGATCTGCAATATCCTAACGTTCATATTTCAGTAGGTGGTGTCTATAATGGTCCTAAACCGACGAACTGAGCTACAGGCTATATTAGAGAAGACTCTAGGTAGCCGCAACGTATATTATCAACCGACCGCTACGGTCAACATGGATTATCCAGCTATTAAGTACACTAGAGAACATATTTCTACTAGAGCTGCTACAAATAGTCCGGATTATCTCAACGACAACAAATATCAATTAACCGTGATTAGTAGAAAACCAGATAACCCAGTAATCGACAAGTTATTGACACTACCATATTGTAGCTATGACCGTCATTACGTTTCTGAGAACCTACATCACGATATTCTTACTATATATTTCTAAGGGGGAAATAGCACAATGACTAAATTAGTATGGGATGAAATCGGTAAACGATTATACGAATTGGGTGTAAAACGCCCTGTACTATACAAACCAAACACAGAAGGTAAATATGTGGATGGTGTAGCATGGAACGGTTTCACATCAGTGAACCAAAACCCATCAGGAGCTGAGTCAACTCCATTATTTGCAAACGACTCTAAATATTTAAGCTTAACTTCAAGTGAAGAATTCGGTGCTACTATCGAAGCTTACACATATCCTAAAGAATTCGCTGAATGCGATGGTTCTGCTGAACTTATCAAAGGTGTTCGTGTAGGTCAACAATCACGTAAACCATTCGGACTTTCTTATGTTACTACTTTAGGTAACGACTTATTGAAAGAAGAATACGGATACGTTATTCACTTAGTATACGGATGTATGGCTGCTCCATCATCACGCCAATACGAAACAATCAACAAAGACCCAGAAGCTATGAAACTTTCATGGGAATTAACAACAACTCCAGTAGCTGTGGAAGGTAAACGTCCAACTGCTCACTTGGAAATTGTATCAACTGATCTTGAGAAAGACAAACTTAAAAAGTTAGAAGACATCTTGTATGGAACTGAGTCTGAAGCGGCTCGTATGCCTTTACCAGATGAAATCAAATCAATCTTAGCCGCTGGCTAATATTTCTGGGGGCCCTTAATTGGGCTCCTTTTCTTTTTAAAAATGAGAGGAGAACTTAAAATGCTAAAGAAAACTATTACTTATCAAAATTTTGCAGGAGAAACAGTCACTGAAGACTTCTACTTCAACCTAACTAAAGCTGAATTATTACAATTAGAGATGGCTATGCCAAACGGTCTAGCAGCTCATATCGACAAATTAGTAGCTGAACAACGTGGTGAAGAACTATTAGATATGTTCGACCGTATCATCACTAAAGCTTATGGGGTTAAGAGTTTCGATGGTAAGCAATTCGTTAAATCACAAGAAGCACTTAACACTTTCAGATTTAGCGGCGCTTATGACCAATTATTCATGGAAATTGCTCTAGATGCTAAAGCAGCTGACGAATTTACTCGTGGTATTCTACCTAAAGACTTAGGTGAAGTCCAAGCTCCTAAAGTACAAGATTTCAAGCATCACAAGAAACACAACAAATCTAGATAGGGGATTAACCAATGCTTCAGATAACCATACCTAAACAGGAGATATGGGACGATGAGAAGCAAGAGTTCACATACTTGAATGAGTGCACTATACGACTAGAACACTCCCTTGTCGCAATTTCAAAATGGGAGTCGAGATGGTGTAAACCGTTTCTTAATAACTCTAGGCAGTTGACTAACGAGGAGGTTCTAGATTACATACACTGTATGATGTTGAACAAGAATGTGGGCCCTTTGGTATATTACATTCTCGCGTCCGAGTATCATGACGAAATCGTCAACTATATCGACCATCCGAGTACTGCTACTACATTCTATGAGTACGATGACGGTAAGAAGAAGAGTGATGGAGAAGTTATTACTTCAGAACTTATATATTACTGGATGACGTCATACAACATACCTTTTGAGGCTGAAAAGTGGCATATTCATAGATTAATAGCACTCATAAAAATATGTAACATCAAGAATAGTCCTCCGAAACAAAGAACTAAAGAGGAAATTCTAGCAATGCAAATCCGAATTAACGAAGAAAACAAGAAGAAATTTAACACAACAGGATAGGAGTTGAAGCTAATGATTCGAATTAAACATAAAGGCGACTATTCTAAAGTAACTCGATATTTCGAGAAACTCAGTAAACGAGCCACTATCGTAGCCTTAGAGAAGTATGGTCAAATGGCAGTCGACGCATTAGCTCAAGCTACCCCTGTAAGAAGCGGACTGACCGCATCGTCTTGGCACTTCGAGATTAACAAGACTGGTAAGGGATATTCTATAGACCTATTCAACAGCCACGTTAACAAAGGAGTCCCTATCGCTATTATTTTACAGTATGGACATGGCACTGGCACAGGTGGATGGGTGGAAGGTAGAGATTACATTAATCCTGCAATACAACCCGTATTCGACAAGCTAGCATCAGATGCTTGGAAGGAGGTAAGCAATGGGTAAGACCGTCGATGAACGCGTAGTTTCCATGGGCTTTGAGAACCGTGACTTCGAAAGTAATGTCAAGACCAGTATGAGTACTCTGGACAGACTTAAACAAGCTCTTAAGTTTGACGGAGCGTCTAAAGGTCTTGAAAATATCAGTTCAGGCATCAAAGGTATGAACTTTAATCCACTAACTAGCGGTATTGATGTCGTACGTGATAGATTCTCAGCGTTAGAAATTGCTGGGGTAACAGCTATGGTACGTATTACCAATGCCGCTATTACAACTGGTAAGAATATGATGTCGGCTCTCACCATCGATCCTATTAAAACAGGGTTCTCAGAATACGAAACCCAAATGAATGCCGTGCAAACAATCTTGGCGAATACCTCATCGAAAGGTTCTAGTTTACAAGACGTAAACCGAGCATTAGGTGAGTTAAACACATACGCCGATAAAACTATTTATAACTTCACCGAGATGACTCGTAACATTGGTACGTTTACAGCGGCCGGTGTATCACTAGATAAGTCAGTAACATCTATCAAAGGTATTGCCAACTTAGCCGCAGTATCAGGGTCGACATCTCAACAAGCTAGTACAGCAATGTATCAACTCTCCCAAGCGTTAGCAGCTGGTAAAGTTCAGCTTATGGACTGGAACTCAGTAGTTAACGCCGGTATGGGTGGTGAAGTATTTCAAAATGCATTGAAACGTACTGCTACTCAAATGGGTACTAACGTAGATGCGTTAATTCAAAAATATGGTTCATTCAGGGAGTCCTTATCTAAAGGCGAATGGCTTACAGCTGACGTACTGACAGAAACTTTAACACAGTTATCTGGTGCGTATACTGAAGCCGATTTAATTGCTAAAGGATATACTGAAGAACAAGCAAAACAAATTACCCAACTTGCTGATACAGCCGTAAATGCAGCTACTAAAGTTAAGACATTTACTCAATTATGGGATACTCTTAAGGAAGCTGCTCAATCTGGTTGGACGCAAAGTTGGCAAATTATGGTCGGTGACTTCGAGGAAGCTAAAGATTTACTAACATCTATTTCTGACTCAGTCGGAGCAGTTATTGGTAAATCAGCAGACGCTCGAAACAAATTGCTATCCGAAGGTTTAAGCACTGGATGGAAACAAATTCTCGACCAAGGTATCAACGATGCAGACGCGTTCAAAGAGTCTATCAAATCGGTAGCTAAAGAACAAGGTGTCGCGGTCGATGATATTATCACTAAATCTGGCTCATTCGAGAAGTCTCTCGGAGAAGGCTGGGTTACAGCGGATATTTTAGGTAAGTCTATTAATAAGCTTACTGACGAAGTATCTGGATTATCTGAAGAAGAACTTAAAGCTCGCGGATACACATTGGATTCCGTGAAGGCTCTTAAGTCTTTGAATGAACACGTCAAAGACGGTTCTATTAACCTAGAAGACTTTGCTAGACGTATGTCTCGACAATCTGGTCGGGAGAATATGATTGAAGGATTCAAGAATGCTTTCCAATCCCTTGGACAAGTAGTCACAGCCTTCAAAGAAAGTTTTAGAGAATTCTTCCCAGCGACAACTGGTGAGCAACTCTATAACTTAACTGTTAAATTTAAACAATTTACAGCAAGTCTGAAACCTAGCGAAGAAGCTATGGAGAAGATTAGAACTACATTCCGTGGGTTCTTTGCTGCATTAGACTTAGTTCGTTATGGATTAGGTCAACTCTTAAAACCTTTCGCCGAATTCTTCGGAGGAGGTCTACTCCAAAATATCGGTAGTAAATTCTTAGATATTTCAGCATCTATGGGACAGTTCTTCATCGACCTTAACAAGAACGTTAAATCGAACGGAGCTTTCCAATATTTACAAGAAGTTATCACTAATGTATTAACAACTATATCTGGAGTAATCAACGAGTTTATCGGTAAAATGGGCGGAGTGAAACAAGGAGTTACTGCGACTGGACATGCTATTGGTGGTGTGTTCGGGTGGCTTAAGAACTTCTTATCTCCATTAGTGGAATGGTTCCGTAGCAATCTTACTGTTAAAAACTTACTCGCTGGCTTAGCTGGCGGTGGTATCGTCGCCTTAATTCAAGGATTCCGTAACACATTTAAGAGTTTCACGGACACCCTTGACGAAATCAAGGAGAAAGTATCGGGCTTCATGGGAGGCGGTAAAGAGAAAGCCGCATCAGGATTTAAAGAATTCATGAGTAGTATCCAAAGCTCGCTAAGTAACTTCTCACAAGGTGTTAAAGTGGTATCTGTATTAGCTATCGCAGCATCAGTTACTTTATTAGTAAGTGCTATTGAGAGATTGTCTAAACTTAACCCGGAACAAGTTGCTGGTGGCATTCTCTCTATATCAGTAATGATGAAGGTCTTAAACAAGGCCTTTAAAGACTTAGTATCCTCCGTAAAAGACTACGGTCAACTAAATACTGTCAAAGCAGCCGTCTCACTAATGCTGATGGCTCAAGCTGTCAAAATGCTTGCTAAATCAGTAGAAACATTCGGTAATATGAACTGGGAACAATTGGCTAAAGGTCTTATTGGCGTACGAGTAGCTATATCTGGATTGACTAAAGGTCTATCTGCTATTAAAGACGTTAAAATTTCACCAGTAACCGCCGTGTCTCTATTAATCCTGGCTGAGTCTATCAAAATATTAGGCAAAGCGGCTCAAATATTTGCTAATATGAGTTGGGAAGAGATAGGTAAAGGGCTAGCCGGTATGGGCGGAGCTCTAGCTGAATTCGTCGGAGCATCAGCTATCATAAATAAATTCTCAGGTGGTAAAGCTATTGGTGGAGCAACATCCATTCTAATCATGAGTATCAGTATGGGTATGATTGCTAAACATCTTAAGTCTCTCGGAGACATGAGCTGGGAACAAATCCAACGTGGTTTAACTGCTATGGGTGGAGCGCTATCCGAATTTGTCGGAGCTGCCGTTATTCTACAACAATTCTCAGGGTTTGGCTCTGTATTAGGAGCGACATCTATATTAATACTAGCGTCAACACTAGACGAGATATCTACTAGTCTTAAGAAATTAGGCTCGATGAGTTGGAAGACTATCCAACGTGGTCTAACTGCTATGGGCGGTGCTCTAGCCGAACTAGTCGGAGCCGCTGTTATTTTACAGAAATTCTCTGGATTGAATTCCGTAGCTGGAGCTACTTCTATCCTTATTATGTCTAAGACATTAGATGAGATTTCTGAAAACCTTAAGAAACTCGGTTCTATGAGTTGGGAACAAATCGGTCGCGGTCTAAGTGCTATGGGTGGCGCATTAGCTGAATTAGCTGGAGCTGCTACTATTGTAGGACGATTCGGAGGGTTTAGCTCTATTCTCGGAGCAGAGTCTATTAATATTCTAGTTCAAACACTAGACGAGATTTCCGAAAACATGAGAAAACTTGGCTCTATGGGCTGGGAACAAATCGCTAAAGGACTTACAGGTATGGGTGGTGCGTTAGCTGAACTAGGTACTGCCGCATCGGCCGTAGGTAACTTCGGTGGTTTCGGCGCTATTCTTGGAGGAACTTCTATACTGATAGCCGTACAATCTCTAGAACCAATTGCTGAAGCTCTAACCAAGCTATCAGGATTAGGATGGGACGACATTGGTCGTGGCTTAGTCGCTATGGGCGGTGCTTTAGCTGAGTTAGGTACAGCATCTGCTTTAACTGGTAACCTAGGAGGATTCATGTCCTTAATCGGTGGGTTGTCTCTAGAGTCTGCTAGTGCCAACATAGATAAGCTGGCAGAAGCTTTCGTCAAAATGGCGGGATTATCATGGGATGAAATCGGTCGTGGTCTGAGTGCTATGTCCGGAGCCCTTGGCACATTAGCCTTAGGCGGTTTCGCTAACACACTTTCTATCATCGGTTCAATGTCTATTTCTGCTGCAGCCGAACCTTTAGGTGTCTTAGCTGACTCTGTTAAGAAATGGGCTGATGTAACGATTCCTGAAAATATGGGCTCACAATTAGTTCAATTAGCTCAAGGAGTTTCAGCATTTACGTTCTCTGGATTTGGTTCTGGAGCTATCGCTGGATCAGCCGAACCTTTAGGTGTCTTAGCCGATTCTGTACGCAAATGGGAAGGTGTATCCGTCCCAGAAGGAATCGCCAAGAATTTAGGAGATTTGGCAGAAGGTGTTAACCGATTCTCGTTCTCTGGATTTGGTTCCGGAGCTATTGCTGGAGTAGCTGAACCATTAGGCGTATTGGCTGAGTCCATTAAGAAATGGGAAGGCGTAAATATCCCTGAAGGTATGAACAAAGGTCTCGGAGACTTAGCAGAAGGCATCAACCGCTTCTTCTTCTCAGGATGGAGTGCTGGAGCCATTAGCGAAGTAGCCGAACCATTAGGTACTTTAGCTGAGTCAATTAAGAAATGGGAAGGTGTATCGATCTCGGAAGACGCCGTAACCACGTTGGATATTTTAGCTAGAGGTATCGGCAAACTTTGGTCTGGTCAATTAGGTGCTGGAGTAATCTCGGGACTAGCTGAACCATTGGGTACTTTAGCAGATTCCGTCCGTAAATGGCAAGGTTTGATTATTGCTGACTCTACATTAAGCTCATTTAGTAAACTATCCGAGATTATTAAGAACTTCGGTAGTACGCAACTAGGTGGATTATCCGACGGCTCTATACAAACTGCAGTAGACACCATGAAGAGTCTAGTAGATACCGTAAACTCCATGGGTTCAATGGACCTAGGAGCTATTGATAAGATTAAAGAAGCTTTCGACAAGCTCGGTTCTATCGGTGGTGAAGGTGTCGCCGAAGGACTTCAAAATGGAACCGAAACCATTAAAACAGCATTAGAAAATATGATGTCTGAAGTTCAAACAGCTATGGAGTCAGGCTTAGGTAACTTCAAAGACTCTACTTCTACTTTAGGGTCGGACATTTCAACTGATATTTCAGAAGGTATAACTACCGGATTAGAAGCTATTGGACCAGCTATTGACGAAGCTATGTCTACTTTAGAGACTACGTTATCCGAGAAAGCGTCTACTGATTTATCGTCAGCTATTACTGAGTCACTCAAGGGTAGTCTTGGCGACTTATCTGGAAGTATTACTACAGCTATTAGCGAAGCGTTAGGGTCTATCGGAGATATTTCTGCAGACTTTGACGAAGTCGGTAATCGTATCGGCGAGTCGCTCGCAGCGGGTATTTCTGTCTCAGGAGCGTCTGTATCGTCAGCTATCGAAGGTATTATTTCCAACGCTAGCTCAGTTGTCGCTTCGCACGAGGGTACATTCACAGCAAATGGTACTAAGTTAGGTAGTGGGTTAGCTACTGGTATTGGAACCGCGACTTCTAAAGTCCGTTCAAGTATCACTAGTACATTATCCGCAGCAGTGTCTGCGGTAAGCTCATATTACTCTAATTTCTATAGTGCCGGTGGACGATTAGCTCAAGGTTTAGCTAACGGTATCAGTGCGAACGCATATATGGTTGCCGCTCAAGCATCAGCTATGGCATCGCAAGCAGCCTCAGCAGCTAGAAGAGCTTTAGATATTCACTCACCTTCTCGTGTATTCTACGCGATTGGTCGATTCGTAGTATCCGGTTTCGCTAACTCATTGAATGATGGCGGAGACTATATTTACGATACAGCTATGTCTATGGCTAATGCTGCTAAAGATGGTATGAACAAAGGTCTAGATTTCATCGGATCGTTACTAGACTCTACAATGAACAATAATCCGACAATCACACCTGTCCTAGACTTGTCTAGCGTTAAACGAAGCGCAAGTGCTCTAGGAGGGTTGCTTGGAACAGACCCACTGTCTGCTACTTTAACTAGAGCGGTATCAGTCGGAGATGTTTCACCAAACCGTCAAAATGACATTGGTACTAAGGTAGCCACTGCTATCTCAGACCTTAAGAAAGTTATGGACAGCACAGGTAATACTTACGTTATCGACGGTATTACTTATGACGATGGCTCTGCTGTATCAACAGCTATGGAGTCACTTATTCGTGCTGCTAGAATTGAAAGGAGAGTATAATCATGAAGGTAGCTAACCTGCGTATCGCCGTACAATCCGGCGGTTCAAGTACTATATTTGCCGCATGGAACTTCGCTAAGAACACTGGTTCTGGCGGAGCCCCTGTGAACGGAGATATCGTACGAATTAAGAGCGGATCTACATGGTATAATGGGGTAGCTATTGACTCATGGGTATTTAACTATCGTTGGTATATTCGTGAGTTGATTGGTAAGCGCGCGGTAATCGACAAATCACCGGACAGCGGTAGCTACTCAATCATGAGTCCTATCTCCATTGGAAGTTTAACAAAAGAAGGAACCAGTACGGACAGTGCTAATGCTGAACATCTAGACCATTTCAGCGTCAGATGGGAATATAACACTGGTGATGGTGTCTGGTTCAAAGCGTCAGAGTCTACTACTAAAGATGAAAACGCAACATATTCTTACCCTTCTAATGCTATATTAGTGCGATGTATCGTATCTCCAGTATCTAAAACATACGGAGAGGGTAAGGAAACTAAGTCTTACTGGACGGCTGAAGATACTACTGCTGAATTTGTGGTAGGCGACAGCCCTCCGGCTAAGCCTTCATCAGCTCCAAATATCTCTATCGACCAAAACTATATGTTGAAGTCTACCGTAGATAATATTTCTGACTCCCGTACGGACGCCCTACAGTTCGAACTGTATAATGGCGACAACCGTATAGACGGAGGTGTAGTGTCTGTTGTAACAGCACGCGCTACATATTACAGAGCAGTATCACCTGGCGGTAAATATAGAGTACGTTATAGAGCTGTAAACTATGTTGCAGGAACACCTGTGTATAGTGATTGGTCTCCATATTCTGGTGAGACCGAGACAGCCCCTGATGGGGTAATGGGAGTCACTGTAGAAGTTGAGTCTGAAACTACCGCAAGTCTTAAGTGGAGAGCTGAACCTACGGCTACAAGTTATGTCGTAGAGGCATCCACGGATGAGCGATATTTCGACAGTTCTTCTGAGGTTAAATCTCAAACAGTAACAGCTAACAGTGCATTTATGACTGGACTTACTAAAGGTAAACGCTGGTTCTTCCGGGTTCGTGCAAAGAACTCTCATGGCGAGTCTCCATGGAGTAGTCTAGTCAACACTGTTATTGGTACTAAACCAGAACCGCCGACGACTTGGTCTTTAACGTCCAATGCCGCAGTGGGTGATAACCTAGTTTTATATTGGGTACACAACACTGAAGACGGTTCAAAAATGGTTGGTGCCGAAGTGGAGTTAATTATCAACGGTGTCAAATCCACTAAGATATTAACTGCTGAACAATCAAAAAGTGATAGGGAAAAAATACACACTTACAAAGTCGATAACAGAGAATATCGTACTGGAGGTAAAATTGAGTGGCGTGTTCGAACGACTGGCGTAACTAAAGAATTTAGTGACTGGTCAACTCAACGCGTAATTAATGTTTATACACCGCCTACTGTAGAAATCCGACTTGGCGAGGGTAACAAACCTAACTTATTCCGTGGGGCCGATATGTTTACTGGTGACTGGATCAATCTTACAGATTACCAAGTAATTTCTGACAGACATAAAGGCCACGCAGTAGCTAGAACTAAAGCTATGAATAAGGGTCTTACCCAAAAGATTGCTGTCAAGGCTGGTAAAACATATTTATTCAGTGTGTACGTGAAGAGCGATAAGCCTACTGAAACGGCTGTCGTGCTTAACTTTAATATCGACGATACCGCTGAGAACCAAATAACAGATATTAGCATGATGCCGATTACGGTATATGAAGAATGGACTCTAGTTAGCTACAATATTACAGCTAGTAAAAATGGCTATGTCACACCTAGATTATCTAAGTATGATAATAATCTCGGTCCAGACGATGCGTATTTATTCGTTAGCGGTATGGACTTCCGTGAGCAAGCTGAAGGTGGTCAAGGCGGTGACGGAACTATCCGCAACTACCCAATCCCATTCAGCATCACAGCTAGACCTGCTACGCAAAGAGCGGTAACTACTCATATTAGCGTGATTGCTAAAGATAGTTACGAAGTAGTATCTAGTACCGGTGAACGTAAGACTGTTAGTGCGGACTCAGAAGTATATTCTAGAGTTCACGTAATGACAGACAACGAGTTATATCAAGAGCTCACGCCTAAAGATATCACTCTAGTGAACGGCCAATCATATTATCTAAAAGTCTCAGTATCGATGGATAGTGGATTAGTCGCTCAATCACAACAATTATTAAATGTTAGATGGTCAGGTACCGATTATTTACCAGATGGTTTCGTGGAATACGACCGCAAAAACATGAGCGCTCGTATTAGACCTTACTGTTTCGACTTAGAAGGAAATATGCCACGTAACGTAACCTTAACTGTATTACGTATCAACGCCAATGGTAGCTTAACCTTAATCGGTTCTGGTATTGACAACGACGGTAGTGCAGCAATTGTAGATCCACACCCTACTCTAGATTATGCTAGATATCGTGTAGTCTCTACTGATATTGTTACAGGTTTGAACGAATATTCAGACTTAGCGCCGCTACCTATCCACGACCCAGCGATTGTTATTCAATGGGACGAACCGTGGAAACCATATTCTAAGGACGACCAATACAGACCTGAGAGTCAAATTCATGGCTCAATGGTACGACTTCCTTATAACGTAGACGTTAGTGAGAAGTTTAATGTAGATACTGTCCTTACAGAATATATCGGTCGCAAAAACCCTGTGAGTTATTATGGTACTCAGAAGGGTGTGTCTGCTACATGGAATACTGATATTCCTAAAGAAGACAAAGACCTTATTTATCAACTAAGACGACTTGCTGAATACTCTGGCGATGTGTATGTCCGCGAACCAAACGGCAGTGGATATTACGCAAGCATCAGCTTGTCTTTTAGTATTAAACACAGAGTACTAGTAGTGCCTATATCAATCGAAGTTAAGAAAGTGGAGAGTGGTGAAATATGATAGATTGGACTAAGAGTATGACGCAGACTTTCGAATTCTACAAAGTCGACGTTCACACTTGGGAAGACATCGAGCCTTTGGACGCAGTTAAATCTTGTCGAATCACTCGCGACGAGACTAACGAAACCTTAGAGCACGCCACTTTCGACTGTACGACTCAGCTTGACGAACAGTACATCAGAGTATATCTCATAGCAATTCAAAATGGAGTAAAAGAGAAATTACCTCTAGGGACCTTTTTAGTGCAAACCCCATCTGTCGGATTTGACGGAAAGCAATTTTCAATCTCACTTGATGCATATTCACCCTTGCTTGAACTTAAAGACGACTATCCCACATTGGGGTACACACTCCCTAAAGAAACTAACATTACGGATATTTCCTACCGTATTTGTAGAGAACACTCTAGAGCAATTTCAGTCTACACTCCAAGCGATAAGAAGTTATTTACTGACTTCGTAGCTAATACCAAGGATAATTGGCTAACTTTCATTAAGGATTTATTACCTAAAGCAGGTTATCGCATAGCTCTAGACGAGCGTGGACGCATCTTATTTAGTCCTATTACGGACGTATCGTCCTTACAGCCTGTCTGGACATTCGATGACGGCAACAGTTCAATCCTTAATCCAAATATCCGAGATGAACGAGATTTATACGGTGTACCTAACGTGTTAGAAGTTATATATTCTTCTGACGGGTCTACTATCGTATCGCGAATTGAGAATACTGACCCTGCTAGTCCAGTGTCTATTCCAAATCGTGGTCGCAGAGTCATGAAACGTGACACCAGTCCAGACATTGTTGGGCGTCCCTCTCAAGAATATCTGGACGAATACGCTGTGAAAAAATTAAGAGACTTATCTAGTCTCGAGCACAAGGTTACTTTCTCTCATGGGTTCTGTCCTGTGAGAGTGGGCGACTGTGTGATGCTGGATTACAGACGTTTTGGTCTTAATCAAGTTAAAGCTAAGATTATTTCCCAGAACATTAAATGTGGGACTGGCTGTACGATTGAGACGACTGTAGTCTATACTACTAATTTATGGAGGTGATATTAATGGCCGAGTTATCAAGACATTTGATGAAAGAGTTTGCTACTCTAACTGCTGGCGATAAAAAGCCTGAAGTGTCTAATACCGTTCGAGGTACCGTTGTCGTAGACGGTGAAAATAAATACGTAGCGATTGACGGCTCGTCTGTTAATACGTCTATATCTGAAATTATTGACGCTCGACAAGGTGACCGCGTGTTAGTCACTATTGAAAACCACGTGGCTACCGTTGTTGGGAATATTTCTAAACCGCCTTCAGCATATAAAGAGCAAGAGGCTATCACTCGTATTACTGATACTAGTAGGGAGTTATCTTCTCAAATCACTGAAGTACGAACTAACACTGAGACTAAGGTCGAGGAGTTAAAAACAAAGGTAGACAGTATCGGTAACGTATCCGACTTATCCGCAGTAGATAGTCGTATTACGGCAGCCGAGAATAAGGCTACTGAGGCAGCTACTAAAGCGGAGGCTGCTAAAACGGAATTGGAGAAACAAAAAGAACTCCAAGCCGCACAAGCTAAAGCTCTGGAAGACCAGATGCTTATTACTAAACAAGAGTTAGAGGCTAACGCGGCACTAGCTACTGCAAAAGAATTTGATGAGAAGTTCAAAGCATTGATGGAAGCTAACGATAAGGACCGTAAACAAGCTGAGCGAGACCTTATTACTATGGCTGCTCGTATGGAGCTTATTCAAGCTAACTTAGAAAATATGACAGCGGTATGGAACGCTATCGACACTGCTATGAAATTCTCAAATGAAGGATTAGCTATTGGGGAACGTTCTGGGGACAGTTATATTTTGGTCAAACCAAACCGTATAAGCATGTTCTCAGCAGGTTCAGAGGTAATGTATATTGCTAATGGGGTTATTCACATCGACAACGGGGTGTTTACTTTGAGTTTACAAATCGGTTACTATGTGGAGTCTCAGTACGAACACAACCCTAAATATAATGTAGTCCGTTATGTTGGACCGAAATAGGAGGAAGATATTATGGTACAAGTGGTTGGATATACTAGTCCGGATTATGTAAAACTTGTATTAGACGTAGTAGAAGAGTCCTATGATATTCTGTCTAACACGAGTCTACTTAGATGGACTTTAAAATTAATGAACGCATCCGCATGGGCATTCAACTACGATGCTGATGCTAAGGCTGAGGTAGAGATTGATGGTGAAACAGTCCATAGTGGATATCATGCGTTCGATACACGTAACGGGGCTGTGTTACTCGCCAGTGGGACAAAGACTGTCACTCACGATGATAACGGCTCTAAGACTATAGTAGTATGGGCACGTATGCTGGATGTTTCGTCGCTTGGAGATATCGGATGGAAAAAAGGCGAGCTCAAACTTACAGATATTCCACGTTCTAGCAGAATTAAATCAGTCGAAGGAAACACTTTAGGCTCTACGATAACCGTTAACCTTGAGAGATATTCGAACTCATATACTCATCAAGTATGGTGGAAAGCTTTTGGTGGAGACTGGATTGATTTAGGAAACGTGAACGGAACATCTGTAACGTTTACTCCAGATTTAAATCTTGCAAATAAAATACCGAACTCCACTTCGGGAGAACTAGCGATATCTGTCCGTACGTTCAATGGTAACAATAAGATTGGGAACGACTATGAGGGTAAATATACATTAGGTATACCTGCCAACGGAAAACCGATAATTAATGACCTAATCTTATCTGAAACAAATCCTAAACTCGCGGATGTATCTACTAATAATACTTTCGTACAGATATTAAGTGTGGCGAAGGTTAACTTCGGAGTTACACCATATTTAGGCTCGACTATCAAATCGTATTACGCTGAGGTAGTGGGTTACAACAATACCATATCTACTGACGGTGCTAAGTTAAATTTCTTTAGTACTAACGGTAGATACACAATTCGTGGACACGTTACAGACTCTCGTGGTATCCGCTCTGACACATTCGAGAAGGTCATAACTGTAGTTCCATATTTCTTACCGACGGTAACTGTTCAAGCGTTACGCTCAGGCAGTAGGAACGATACTATTACGTTAGTTCGTAATATCCGTATAGCTCCAGTTATTATTGACGGAGTCCGCAAAAACAGTCTCTCTATGATATTTAGAACTAAGAAGACTTTGGAGTCCGACAATGTATGGACTAAGAACACTGGAGGAGAGCTCACTAATGTCGGAGTCGAAAACTTAACTAATTCGTCTGTTAATTTAACGGGCAACTTCTCCCCAGAGTTCGCATGGGATATTCAAGCTGTCGTGAGAGATAGGTTCTCAGATAGTATCCAACCGGATGGTGTACGATATAATACCACAGCTCCGTCTGAGGCAGTTATATTAAACTACACACCAGAAGGTATAGGTGTGATGAAAATCCGTGAGAAAGGCGCATTGGACGTAGGTGGGGATATTTACTCGAATGGTAAACTCGTACCGACAGTCCAGTTAGCAAAACCGGATGGACGCACATTAGCAATCACCGGCGACGCTAACAAGCTTATTGTGGGCGGTCTGTACGCTACTAACAATGTAACTAACTTACCGCAAGGTGCTCAGCGTAACGGATATTTATGGATTATTAATCACCATAACTTAACCAATTACCTAGTGCAGTATTATACTCCGCACGACAAAGACGAACTGTGGATTAGGCGCATGTATAATGGTACTTGGAACTCTTGGCAAAAATTTGCTGTAGACCCTGGAGAGACTAAAGTCGCTACTAAGTGGGTAAATATATCCCTTTGGAACGGCTGGCATGCTAACGAGGGCGAAGAAGTACAAGTATCTAAGCACGGTAATCTAGTTACTATGCGTGGTGTCGCTCGTGACGGTAAGTCAGTCGCATGGGGAGCTCAGATAGGATATTTACCTGCTGGGTTTAGACCTGAGCGCATAACTTATATTCAGGCTATTAACAATGCTTACGGTAACGCGTCGATAGTGTTCAAACCTGATGGGGCTATTGAGGTCCGTAAGAACGTAGACAACTGGCTAGATTTTGACGGCGTCGT